CTTTGACTTCTTTGTTTTTGGTCTAGGTTTTTTAGTTTGTGCTGATGGTTTTATCTCTATCATATAACGCTTGCCTTTTTTGGTTTTTATGATAAAGTCAGGAAAGTATCGGTGAACTTTACGATCTATGGGATTAACATACGGTATGGATAATTCTTCACTTGCCCAATAGATAATATCTTCATTACGGTCACAATAAACCATAAACTTACGCTCCCAATTGGAACGATATACTATTCTATTAGGGTCACCAGCGTATTTGCTTGGATTTGAAGGCCTGTAAATACCTTTATATGTTGCTCTTGTTTTCATTATAAATATTACTATACAAAGGTTATTTATTAATGTTAAAAAACGTTTCATCACATTTAAAAGGTATGGCAACTGGTTTCTTAGGTAATGCGGCCAGTAAACTAACTAGTAAGGTAAATGGTTTACCTAACAGTTTAATGCCTTCAATATCAGGCGCTCAAGGTAAAGTAGCGGCTCAACTATTAAAAAAGTCGCCATTAGAAATACCTGAAACTAATTTAGGTGTTGCTAAATCAAATCCATTACAATTCAGTTTTACACAATACCCTTTAGATTTACAAAATGAGGGTAATGGTCATTATATTATCTTTTATGCTATATCAAACAAATACGATAACGTTGATGAAGCATTACAGGCTGCTGGTGCTATATCACCTAGTCAAGTGTCTGAACAAGCTGACACAGGTGGTAATACATTTAAAAAATTAAAAAATCTAAGAGGTTTAAAAACATCTAGTGGTGTAGGCCTAAAACCAGTTAGAACAGAAAATTCAGTATTATCAAAAAAACCTACTCACACACAAACAACAGCTGCTATAGCATTGTATATGCCTCCAGGGGTATCTGTAAATTATAAAATGTCATATGCTGCTTCAGCTACAGACGCTTCTGGTACTTTTGCAAAAGCTCTTATTGACGCTAAAGAAGCTGATTCAAAAGCAAAAGGTGTTAAATCAATTTTAGAAGGTGTTAAAGGTGTAGCAGGTGGTTCATTGTTAAAAGCTTTAGATGAAGTGGGTTCATCATTAGGTATGGGTGAACCTGCCAAACTAGCTACAAAAGCATTTGGTATAGCTTTAAACCCACACGAAGAACAGTTTTTTGAAAAACCTGATTTTAGATCATTTTCATATTCATTTGAATTTTGGCCTAGAAGTGAAAAAGAGGCTAATGTTGTAAATAGCATTATTGCTTTATTTAAATATCATATGCATCCTAATATGGATACAGGATCAGGTGGTAGATTTTTTAAAGTACCATCTGAATTTGAAATACACTATGCATATTTAGGACAAGAGAACGAATACATCAATAAAATTAGTCGTTGTGTGTTAAGTGATATGTCAGTTAAATATGGACCAGACGAACAGTTTAGTGCTTTTAGACCTAACGTAAAAGGTGCGCCGCCTGTATCAACTTCAATGACACTTTCATTCCAAGAAACACAATTTATTACTAAACAAGATATTTTAGCAGGTTACTAATATGTACTTCTCATTATTTCCAAAAAGAACTTACGATATAGCAAATAATGGTAATGAAAAATTAGTTACTGATATTTTAAGAAGAATTAAAATAAGAGAATCATTAAAAGAAAACTTTTCATTGTTTGATAAGTATGATGTATCAAATGGTGAAACACCTGAAGAAGTAGCATACAAAATTTATGGTAACACAGAATATCATTGGGTTGTTTTATTATTTAATGATATAACAGATAGATATTATGGTTGGCCATTAAGTGATTATGCCTTTGAGGAGTATGTAAAAAACAAATATGCTAATCCAGGTGCTGTACATCACTATGAAAAAACACAATCAAGTGGTAGAACGACATCAAATGGTCCTGAAGATTACTCACACAAAATTGAGGTGAATAGCGACGCTGTAGGTGCTGAAGCGGTTACTAATTATCAATATGAATTAAGATTACAAGAACAAAAAAGACAAATTCGTATTTTAGCCCCTGCCTATTTACCTGCATTTGAACAAGAGTTTAGAAAATTGGTTAAAAGGTAATGGTTAATGTCAGATATAGATAATTCACCAAATATTATAGCAGAAGCTGGTGATTACAATTTAGAAAAAATCAGTATTATATCGTATCGTAAGAGTGACGAGTTAGGTGCGCCTTACGAGATGGATATTAAACCTATTACTCTCACAATAGAACTTACAGAAAGTATCTTTAGTGGATTTATGGTAGGGTCAGTTACCGTATTTGATTCACAAGATATACGCACAGTATTACCTATAACAGGCTTAGACAGATTAGAATTGGCCTTTTCTACTCCTGGTATGCCAGGTGTAAATGCTGTTAGAGAATCAGGTCACCCGTTTCACATCTATAAAGTAGATCAAGTTACAAGAGATAGTACCAATCCAAGAGCACAGTTTTATAAGATATATTTTTGTTCAAAAGAAATGTATTACAATTCACTTAATCGTGTAAGTAGAGCATTTACAGGTCCATTAGAATATGGCATAGAAAGTATATTAAGAGAAGAAAGTTTTTTAAATAGTAAAAAGATATTTAACTTTGAAAAGACAAAGACCAATACAAAATATGTTATCCCTAATTTAAAACCACTTGACGCAATTAATATGTTGGCGTCACAAGCATTATCAGGATTATACAATAACGCAGGTTATATGTTTTATGAAACGTGTAGAGGGTTTAACTTTAGAAGTTTAGAATCAATGTTGGCCTTAGGTGGCGCAGTTGCTCGACCCTCTAAGTTTTCGTATAACTATCAAATTGTAAACTCTAGCGACAGAAATGTTGAAACCGATTTACGAAGTGTTATGACATATTCGTTTGACCGACCTGTAAACACAATGTTTAACATTAACGAAGGTATGTACGCCAGCCGATTAGTCAATGTAGATGGTTTTTATAAAACCATAGAAGAAAACGATTTTGACTACGCCGCTTCATTTGGTAAATACTTTCATACAGAACACGAAGATGGTCGTAAATCAGATTTAAAATCATTACTGCCGATTAACAAGTTTGAAAACACCAACAAAGACTTAGGCCAGTTTCCTCTATCTAAATTAATGAGTGCGACCAGTACAAGTAAGATACACAATGATTACGAAATTATTAATCCAAAAGAAAATATGCAAATTCGCCTATCACAACGAGTACAAATGCGAAACGTCAACCTAGGTCTAAAAGTCTATGGAAACACACTCCTAAACGCAGGAGATATCATTACCTTTGATATGCCAGTATTACGACCAGTTGGCGAGAATGAAAGAACACAGGCCAATCCTTACTATGCTGGCCGTTATTTAATTACATCACTAAAACATACCATATCACAAGTAGATGAAAAACACATAATGGATATTGAATGTATGAAAGACGCAGTAAGAACACCATTACCTATTGAAACCGACAATAACTCATTAACCGAAAGAGAATGGACAAGAGATACAATAGACATATACGAACAAGATAGTCAATACCTAACAGGTGACCTTTTAGGGGACTTAGAGTAATGAGAGTTTCCGACGCTTCCGAACGCTTAGGAACTGGCCATCCATCAACAAATGAGTATATGGCCTACCATATAACACAAAACAACGTGAAAGGCAAGTATGATAATGCTTGAAATAAGACAATGAACAATATAATAGAACAGATTAGAACTACATATAACCGCCTCTCAAATAGAATGATAGAGGAATACTATTATAGACAATATATGAGGCATTTCAAAGGAACTATGATAGATATAGATACTAAGAGGTGGCCAAGAGCTAAAGTCAGTCTGGCGACTGCCTGTTTCTATATAGGACAAGGGTTAGGCATAGTACAAGGGTATTGGTGTGTGTTGCGTACAGGCCTGCTAAATAGGTTAAAATAGCGCAAAGTGAATGAATTAAAAGGCGACAACTATCGGTAAAAAATAAAATGAATAACGATAAAAATTTTCTTGGCCGTAACGGATTTATCTGGTTTAACGGCGTAGTCGAGGATAGATTAGATCCTCAATATACTGGCCGTGTGCGTGTGCGTTGTATTGGTTATCATACACAAGACAAGATTAAATTACCAACGGCCGATTTACCTTGGGCAACTGTTGTCTTACCTACTACAGCGGCAGGCATATCAGGTTTAGGTGCTTCGCCGTCTGCGTTAGTAGAAGGCAGTTGGGTGTTTGGATATTTTAGAGATGAAGATTTACAAGAGCCTATTGTGTTAGGCAGTTTGCCTGGCAGACCTATAGAACTG